CTACGAAGAACTGGTACAACTGAAATGGTAGAGGCAGGTGTGCCATTGCCACAGATCATGTCAGTGACAGGTCATGCTAATCCACAGTCGGTGAAGCCTTATATAAAGAATACTTATCTTAGTGCTAACAGTGCGCTGACTGCACGACAACAGTTTAAGGAGGATTGATATGCCATTAAGTAGTTTAACTGCACGACAACAGTACAAAAAGGAGTACTATCAAAGACCTGAAGTTAAGGAAAGGTCAAGACAAAGACAAAGAACACCAGAATACAGAGAATACTATAATAACCTTAGGAGAATAAGAAGACGTAACGCAAAAATAGTTTCTTCTTATGCTGATATTAATAAAAATTGGGCAGTCCACAAGAGAGAGGGTCTTAAAACTGGGTGGAGAAAAAGAAAAAATCTACATGACAATGTTCCATTTACTGTAACAGCAGATGATATACTAAGTTTAGTACCAAAGGATTTAAAATGTCCTATATATAAAGTACCATTTGTTTTTAATACTAACAGTCAATGGAATATGTCTTTTGACAGGATAGATAACAGTAAAGGTTATACTAAAGATAATTTAGTTGTAGTTTCTCTTAGAGTAAATACTATAAAGAGTGTAGCTACTGTGAAAGAAATGTATCAAGTCGCAGATTTTTATTACGAACTGGAGAAGAAATTAAATGCTTGAATATCTCACAGGCTTAGACATCACTGATGGTAGTTCTGTACGTATGGATTGTCCTGAATGCAAAGGACGTAGGACATTCACTGTGTCCAATCTAAATGGACAGCTACTATGGAACTGCTACAAGGCTGGGTGTAGTATCAGTGGTGCTAACAGAGTGAGCATGTCTGCTACTGCTATACAGGATAAGCTAAACAAAATAGTAAAGGTAAAGGACACCAGCTTTGATATGCCTATGTACGTAGTGCCAGTGCCTGTACCTACTGATGCCCCTGTCTATGAGTATGCAAGTGAGTGGGGTCTTGATGTAGCCAAGCATGGTCTGATGTATGATATACGTGAACATCGTGTTGTGTTTCCTGTCATACACAATGGCATTACAGTTGACGCTACAGGCAGGGCATTGGGTAAACGTATACCTAAATGGAAACGATATGGAAATAGTGGGTTGCCTTATGTGTATGGTTGTGGTAAGGTAGCTGTAGTTGTAGAGGATTGTGTTAGTGCAGCAGTTGTTGGAGGAGATCGACATACAGGGGTAGCTTTAATGGGAACTTCCATGTCCAACGAACAGAGGCAATACCTAACACAATTCTCTACAGCAATAGTTGCATTAGATCCTGATGCGTCAAAGAAAACAATAGCAATAGCAAAGGAGTTACGAAGTGTAGTTGACAATGTAAAAGTCCTACGTCTACAGGACGATATAAAGTATAGACAGAAGAAAGATATGGACGCTCTTAATGAACTATGAAAGGATGAGCTATGGAACTTTCACTTATACGAAGCCTTATGGAGAAACAATTCTACGAGGAGCACAGGGGATCACGTTGCCCTATGAAATTATTCAGCAAGGATATTCAGAAAGTTAAACGTGTAATAGATAAAGCAATGGACGATTACAATCGCAGTGTCTCACCAGATGAAGTTGAGGCACTTTTTTTATCAGACAATCCATCACTGACTACAGCACAGAAGCAACAGTACACTGCTTTGTTTGGTCAGATTAAAACACAACAGCCTATGGGTAAGGACATAGCACAAGAGGTACTGTCTAAGTTATTTCAACAGGTGATTGGTGAAGAGGTTGCTAACTTAGGTTTTGACTTTGTTAATGGGTCACTCAAAAGTTTACAGCCTCTACGTAATCTACTTGAGATACATGGTGATGACTTCATACCTAAGTTACAGGTACAGTGGGAAGACATGAACATGGACAGGATACTTGAAGAAGGTGACTTACAAAGCAAGTGGACATTCAACATACCTAGCCTTGCACGTAAGGTTCCGGGTGTGAATGCAGGTCAGCTTATTGAGATAGGTGCTAGGTCTAACACAGGTAAGACTAGCTTCCATGCCAGTTTGGTTATGGGTCCAAATGGTTTTGCTGATCAGGGTGCTAAAGTTATTGTACTCTGCAATGAGGAAACACCTACTCGTGTAGGCCACAGGTATCTAACATGTGCTGTAGGTACAGATGCTGATGGCATACGTAAGGATAAAGCTACACACCTAGCTAGATACAAGGCTAAGTCTACGCATCTTAAGTTCAAGGACAGTACAGAGAAAGACATGTCATGGGTGGAGTCAGTATGCAAGTACTACAAGCCTGACATTATCATGTTAGATATGGGTGACAAGTTTACATCCACAGCTAATGGTGTCAGTATACATGAGGTACTCAAACAGAATGTCATGTACGCTAGACAGATAGCAAAGCAACAGGAGTGTGCAGTGTTCTACATGTCACAGTTATCTGCTGAAGCTGAAGGTAGAGTTGTACTCAATCAATCTATGATGGAAGGTTCCAAGACAGGCAAGGCAGCTGAAGCTGATCTTATGCTACTACTAGCAAGGAATCCACCAACAGAGAATCAGACTGAAGAAGATACACAAAGACATATTAACATTGCAAAAAATAAGTTGACAGGCTGGCATGGTATGGTAACTTGCGAGTTCGATTATAAGACTGCATTGTTTTCAGCATAAGGAGAAACACTATGGTAAATTTGTTTACACCACCAAAGGACGCAGAGGATCATGTGTTCTTTCCATTTGGCCCAGTGATGGGGTACAAGAAACTAAGTCCTGAGTTTGTTAAAACTATGAATGGTTTCTATGACACACAAGGAAAAGAATTAAATGATTACTCTGCAAGTTTAGTAGGTAAGGTTAAACAGGAGTTACAATTCAGTGACCCCATGAGAGATTTATTTGTAGATGAAATAAAGGAGTTTATAGGTAAGTATAATCAGATAGCTACAGTACGTAACTCATATGGTAAGAGTAGACTAAATACAGACAGGTTTAATTACAGCGTACAGTTTGTGTCAGGTTGGTTAGTCAGACAGTTTGACACTGAGTACAACCCAATACACCTACACACTAGCTGTCGTATGTCCTGTGTTGGCTATCTTAAATTGCCTGATGGTATAGAGAAAGAATGGGAAGAAGATTATAAGGATCATCATCCTTCTCATGGACATATACAATTTGTGAATGGTAGTGCAGGTAGCTATAGTGCTACAAACTTTATGGTTAAGCCACAGGTAGGAGACTTCTATGTATTTCCTAGTGACTTATTCCATTGTGTATATCCTTTCTATACTAAAGGTGAACGTAGATCTTTCAGTGCAAACTTTAACTTTATAGAGATACCAAAGGAGAAGATGCAAGATGAAACTAACGCTTGATGTAGAGAACACAGTGACCAAACGTGCAGGTAAGCTACAGCTAGATCCTTACGAGTACGAGAATGAGCTTGTGATGGTAGGTATGCTTGATGATCAGGGTAACGAAACAATAGTTACGTTTGAGCATAGTGAGGTAGCTCCTACACATCATGGCTATACTACTGTACAGAATAAGTTGAATGAGGCTACAGTACTCATTGGACATAACATAGGCCATGACTTAGTGTGGCTATGGGAGTCAGGCTTTCGCTATGATGGTCCTGTGTTTGACACTATGATGATGGAGTACCTGATACTACGTGGTGTCAAGCAACCTCTATCATTGGAAGCATGTGCACTACGTTATGAGTTGGACACTAAGAAACAGGACACACTCAAGGCTTATCTCAAGCAGGGTGTATCAGTACGTGACATACCACATGCTGAGTTGTCTGAGTATCTAAGTGCTGACCTACATGCAACACAGCAACTGGCACATGAACTACGTGTTAAGCTTGTGGGTACTGAGGCTAGTGGTATGCACAACGTAGCACACCTAACTAATCAGATGGTTATTACACTAGCTAAGATTTATGACAGAGGTTTTAAAGTAGATATGACTGCACTGGAAGGTGTACGTATTGCATTTGAAGAAGAGAGAAAGGAGGTACTATTATACTTAGAAGGTAAAGTAAGAGAGTTAATGGGTGATGTACCATTAAACTTAAGTAGTCCAGAGCAACTATCAACTCTGATATATAGCCGTAAGCCTATGAATAAATCCACATGGATTAATAAGATAGACCCATACATGGGGCAGACTGCTTTCAAACAACTGATCAGGGAAGAAACTGATGTAGTGTTCAAGTCACATGTCAAGCGGTGTGCTGATTGTTATGGTTCAGGTAAACTAAGAAAGGAGAAAAAGGATGGGACACCATATTCAAAACAATCTAAGTGTAACTCGTGTGGTGGCAATGGCTATCATGTTATTCCTACTAGTACTATTGGTGGTCTAAAGTTCAATGCTCCCAATGCTAAGTGGGCTACAGCTAATGGATTCTCTACTAACAGAAAGAACCTAGAGCTACTGGCAAACTCAGCAAGAAGTAAAGGACTGACTGACTCACTGGAGTTTCTTGAGAAGGTACAAAGACTATCTGCATTGGATACTTATCTGTCCTCATTCGTTGGTGGTATAGCTAACAATGTAAAGTCAGATGGTATGCTACACGTAAGACTTAACCAACACATGACATCTACTGGTAGGCTTAGTGGTAAAGAGCCTAACATGCAGAACATGCCACGTGGAGGTACGTTCCCTGTCAAGCGTGTATTCGTATCGAGATTCAATGGAGGTAAGATACTTGAAGCTGACTTTGCACAACTAGAGTTTCGGGTAGCTGCGTACCTATCTCAAGATCCTATTGCTATCAAGGAAGTCACTGAAGGCTTTGATGTACATGCCTACACAGCTAAGATTATTACTGATGCTGGGCAGACTACATCAAGACAAGATGCCAAGGCACATACCTTTGCTCCTCTGTATGGGGCTAGTGGATATGGCAGATCTAAAGCAGAAGCTGCCTACTACACCCACTTCACAGAGAAGTACAAAGGTATTGCCGATTGGCACAACACTCTTGCCAAAGAAGCACTTAACACAGGCAAGATTACAACACCATCAGGTAGGGAGTTTTCTTTCCCTGATGTACAAAGAAATGCACGAGGTAGGATCAGTTACTTTACACAGATCAAGAACTATCCTGTGCAATCATTTGCTACAGCAGATATTGTACCTGTAGCACTACTATGGATAGAGACTTTATTGAAAGGTAAAAAGTCCTGTATTGTCAACACAGTACATGATAGTATTGTCGTTGATGTACATCCAGAAGAAGAAGATCATGTCTTATGGGCTATTGAAGATTGTAGTATTAATATGAGTTTACATATACATCACCACTTTGGTATACGTATTAATGTACCTCTATTATTAGAATCTAAAATAGGTAATAATTGGCTTGACATTAAGGACGTTGCGTAGTATAACTATGCTCTTTTGAAAAACTATGTGAGGAGAACAACACATGTCGATA